TAACACTTATAAAAACAAAAATAGATGGAGGTATGGCTTCAGAAAAAGATAAAAAAGAACTAGAAAAATTAAAAAAACTTTACCCATCAATGTTTTAATTATGACTGATCCTAATTTCCAAAGTATGCCATCTGCTTACAAAGAGCAATTTAGAAAAATGGTGGAACTAGAAAAACAAAGACGATTAAAAGAAAAAAAAGATAAAAGAAAAACAAAAAGTATTGCCGATCAATTGTATGGAGATAGTTAGTTATGGGAAAACAAAGAGGATTATGGGATAACATACACGCAAAACGTGACAGGATTGCAAAAGGTTCTGGTGAAAAAATGCGTAAAAAAGGATCAAAAGGTGCGCCAACTAATGAAGCTATTAAAAAAAGTCAGAAAACAAGTGACAAAGAAAAAGCAAAAAAGTTATATCCAAAAATGGCATAGGTGTGACCGTAACATAGTTATGGATAGATATATTAGAGCATGAGCGAATACAATCCTCTCGATCTTAAAAGTCAACAGAAATCTAAAGACAATAAAAAGTCCGCAGAAAGAATTGACCGACAGAACGAAGAATCGGATATTAAATGGCTCATGAGCAGCAAGAGGGGTCGCAGATTAGTCTGGAGACTTCTGGAGCAAGCAGGTGTATTTCGATCATCGTTCAACACTAACGCAATGGCAATGTCATTTAGCGAAGGTAACAGAAATTATGGTTTGCAATTACTTAACTTGGTTCACACTCTCTGCCCAGAACTGTATCCGACAATGATCAAGGAGCAAAAAAATGTCAGAAACGCTGATGACGGAAGCCAACCAAACCAATGAAGGTGATTCGCAGCAGCCAGTAGACGCAACAACTGAGCAATCAACTGAAACGACTACTGACACCCAGCAGCAAACTGAAGGTGTACAGGATCAACAAGTTTCGGATGAAACCGCTGTTGAAAGTGAAACTAGCGATCAGGAAAAACCAGAAGGTGCGCCTGAAACATACGAGTTCAACACACAGATTACTGACGAATCTGAAGAACTCGACCCCGATGTAGTTAATGCATTCGGTGAAGTCGCTAAAGAACTTGACCTGCCACAAAAAGATGCACAAAAAGTATTGGACAAAGTTGCTCCTGTAATACAGGAAAAACAAGCCAAAGCTATGGAGCAAGCAAAAATAGATTGGGCTAATGATTCACAATCAGATGAAGAGTTTGGTGGTGAAAATTTAAATGCTAATTTAGACATTGCAAAAAAATCTCTAGAAGCTTTTGGTTCTGATTCTTTAAAATCGCTGCTACAAGAAACAGGCTTTGGAAATCATCCTGAAATAATCAGGTTTATGTACAGAGCAGGTAAGGCAATTAGTGAAGACAGTTATGTTGGTAATTCTCAAGGTGCTACTGGTAAATCCAATGTTCCAAAAGATTTTAACGGCATAGCAAACGCACTATATTCTAATCAGCAAACTAAGTAAGGAGTTATTAAATGGCTACACTCTCAACCTCAAATTTAACACTAGCGGATTGGGCAAAAAGATCTGACCCAGACGGTAGAGTTCCAATTGTTGCAGAACTGTTATCACAGAGCAACGAAATACTAGATGACTGCGTTTTTAAAGAAGGTAATTTACCTACTGGTGAACGTGTAGTTATTAGAACAGGTTTACCCGGTGTTTACTGGAGAGCATTAAACCAAGGTATTCCATCAAGCAAATCAACAACAGCACAGATTGATGAAGCTTGCGGAATCCTAGAAGCACGCTCTGAAGTAGACAAAGACTTAGCGATGTTAAATGGTAACACCGCACAGTTTCGTTTATCTGAAGATACTGCGTTTTTGGAAGCAATGAACCAGACTCAAGCAGAAACAATGTTTTACGGTAATCCCGGAACAGATCCTAAAAAGTTTCTAGGTTTAGCACCAAGATACGGTGATCTTTCTGCTGATAATGCTGTAAACATTCTTGATGCAGGTGGATCAGGTTCTGATAACGCATCTGTATATCTAGTTGTTTGGGGTGACAATACTGTTTATTGTCCTTTTCCTAAAGGATCTAAAGCAGGTTTAACTCACGAAGATCTTGGTGAGCAAACTGTTTACAATAGTGACGGTACAAGACTACAAGCTTTTGCTACTCGTTACCAATGGAAAAACGGTTTGGTTGTTAAAGATTGGAGATACGTTGTTCGTATCTGTAATGTTGACATTTCTGACCTGCTCGGTAGTGCTAATACACAAACTGCTGCTGCATCAACTAACTTAGTTAAATTGATGGCTAGAGCATTATACAGAATACCTAATATGGCAATGGGAAGAGCAGCATTCTATATGAATAGAACTGTTCACTCAGGCATGAGTATTGCTGCATTAGATAAATCACAAAACGTATTATCAATACAAGAAGGTTTATCACAGTTTGGATCTGCACAAAGCTACCTATCATTCTTAGGAGTACCTCTTAGAAGAGTAGATGCCTTGATCAATGCTGAAGCTCGTGTGACTTAATAGTTACAAGTTTTTTTATACTATTTTTTTGGAGATTTTCTTAAAATGATTACAGACAAACTGCTCAGAGTGAGCGAAGATCAAGCATTAACTACAACTGCTGTATCTACTAACACTATCGACTTAAGTGTTGCTAGAGATGTAGGTGAAGGTACTGCTTTATATATGAACTTTGCAGTAACAGAAGCATTAGCTAATGGTACAAGCGTAAAGTTTGAAGTTATTAGTAGTGCAGCAGCAAACTTAGGTTCTCCTACTGTTATTGGTAGTACTGATGCTATCCTTACAGCAGCATTAACACTAGGTAAAAATGTAGTTGTTCGTATTAACCCAGATATTGCTGGCAAAGGCCAAAGATATTTAGGTGCTAGATACACAATTGCAGGTACTTTTAACGCTGGTAAAGTTACTGCTGATGTGGTAGAAACAATCGGTGACGGTAGGAAGTTTTATGCTTCTGGCTTTACCGTAGCTTAAACTAAAAACGACTTATGCCTATTTACAAAGCAAAAATTAAGTGTTTCGTTGGTCAATCTATAAGAGAAGCTGACGAAGAATTTGAGTATAACGGAGAGTATTGCAAGCATCTTGAATTAGTTAGTGGTCAAGAACCTCAGATACCTGTAGCGTCTACTACACCTGTGGAATCTGAAGTAAAGAAAACTAATTTAGAATTGATGACTAAAGCAGAACTTGAAGTTTATGGTCGCACTATCGGTCTTGAACTTGATAGAAGACAAACAAAAGATACTCTTATTAAACAACTTGAAGCAGCTAGTAAATAGGTTTAGTCTTCTTATTTGACTTACAGGGGGCTAGTAGTATTACTGCTATCCTCCTCTTTTTATAGGAGATGTAATGGCAACTGAAGTAGATATTTGCAATCTTGCCCTAGCTCATTTGGGTGATGATGCAACAATAGCTTCGCTAAATCCACCAGAAGGATCAGCACAAGCGGAAAAAGCTGCACGTTTTTATCCAATTGCTAGGAACAATTTGTTAGAAATGTATAATTGGAATTTTGCAGCAAAACGTGAAAATTTAGCACTTACTACAAATACTCTTGACCAATGGGATTATGCATACGCAGCACCTGCGGATATGATGAATCCTGTTGCAATAATATCTCCTACAGCACAAAACGATTACGCTACAAGAATGTCTGCTGGTGATACTCCGGGAGGAATAACATCTAACTATGCACCAACAATTGTGGCAGGGCAATATTCACCACAACAATTTGCAGTAGAAGGAGCGTATATTTATACAAATCAAGAAAATGCAATGTTGAGATATCAAGCATATATAACTGACCCATCGTTATTTTCTCCTTTATTTGTAACTACATTGTCATGGCATCTAGCATCAATGCTGGCAGGGCCTATTATAAAAGGAGATCAAGGAGCAGCAGAAGCAAAACGTAGTATACAAATGATGCAAGGATATTTAACACAAGCAAAACAATCAGACAATTTACATCGAGATATTACGGTAGAACATATAGTTCCTTGGACTTCTGGGAGGTAATCAATGCCAGTTACACGCACGTTTGCTAGAGCATTTTCTGGAGGTGAGATATCACCAGAAATGTTTGGTCGTATTGATGACGCTAAGTATCAGCAAGGCGCAGCAAAATTGCTTAATTTTATTGCCAAACCACAAGGGCCAGCAGAAAACAGGCCGGGGTTTGCATTTGTTAAAGAAGTAAAAGACAGTACAAAAGCAACAAGGTTATTATCTTTTACATTTTCTACTGTGCAAACAATGGTAATTGAAATGGGTAATACCTATTTTAGATTCCATACACAAGGTCAAACATTACTTTATTCAGACGGTTCAGCATGGAATAACAGCACTAATTATGTAGTTGGTGATATAGCTAAATATAGCGGTACAAATTATTACGCAAAAACAGCGCACTCAGGTAGCCAACCACCAAACTCTACAAATTGGTATGCATTACCTGCGGACATGACATATGAAATACCATCACCATATTTAGAAGCAGAATTATTTGATATACATTATGTACAATCTGCTGACGTTATGACAATTGTGCATCCTAATCATGCACCACAAGAACTAAGAAGATTAGGTGCAACTAGATGGGAATTAAAAACAATAAGTTTTACTAGTACTTTGACAGCACCAACAGGTGTGTCTGTTACTCCATATATACCTACATCAAGTAGTACAAATACAGATACTTATGAAGCTCATGTTTATGTTGTAACTGCTGTTGCTTCTAATTTAGTTGATGAAAGTGCAGCATCTAATTCTGGATCAGGAAATAATAATATTTTTGTTACAGGTGCAAAAAATACAATTTCATGGAACGCAGTTACTGGTGCATCCAGATATAGAGTTTATAAAGAGCAAGGTGGTATTTTTGGTTTTTTAGGAGAATCAACTGGAACAACTATTGTTGATAATAATATTGCACCAGATTTTTCTAGAACAACACCTATTTATGAAAATGAATTTGTAGGTACTGGTAATTTCCCCGGTGCGGTATCTTATTTTGAACAACGTAGAGTTTTTGCAGGTACGAATAATGAACCGCAAAGTATTTTTATGACAAAATCAGGAACTGAAAGCAATATGTCTTTTGGTTTACCGATAGCTGATGATGACCGTATTAAGTTTCAAGTAGCTGCTCGTGAAGCAAATACCATTAGGCATATAGTTCCGTTAACAAATTTACTGTTACTTACAGGATCAGCAGAATGGCGCATTACATCTGTTAATAGTGACGCTATAACACCAACATCTATATCAGTAAAACCACAGTCATATGTTGGTGCTAATAATGCACAACCAGTAATTGTAAATAACAGCATGGTTTATTGTGCATCTCGTGGTGGTCATGTAAGAGAACTTGGTTATAACTGGCAAGCTAATGGATTTATTACAGGAGATCTATCTCTTCGTGCGCCACATTTATTTGATAATTTAACAATTACAGATATGGGTTTAGCAAAAGCTCCTATGCCTATTGTTTGGTTTGTTAGCAGTAACGGTAAATTAATTGGTCTTACATATGTTCCAGAACAAACAATAGGAGCATGGCATCAACATGATACAGATGGTAAATTTGAAAGCGTTGCAACAGTTTCTGAAGGTAATGATGATGTTTTATATGCAGTTATACAAAGAACTATAAATGGTGCTAGTAAAAGATACATAGAACGTATGGGTACAAGATTATACGACAATCAACGTGATAGCTTTTTTGTTGACGCAGGTGCAACTTATAATGGTACAAATACAGATGCTAGTCGTACTGTAACTATTTCTGCCGGTACAAATTACACAAGAGGTGAAAGCGTTACGATAACTGCTAATTACAATTTATTTAATGCACCACCTAGTACTGATGATATTGGCGATGCAATTGTTTTACTAGACGGCACAAATTATTACAGATGCAATATTGTTTCTACTACAAGTGCAACAGTAGCAACTGTTAAACTAGACGTAGATTTACCAGCAAGTTTACGAAATACAGGACTAACAAATTTTGAAGTTGCAAGAAATGTTTTTACTGCTGGATTATCACATTTAGAAGGCAAGACAGTAAGCATTTTGGCTGATGGTGCTGTGCATCCACAAAAAGTAGTTTCTAGTGGTTCTGTTACCTTAGATCGTGCTTCTAGTGTTGTTCATATAGGTTTGCCATATAACAGCGATTTGCAGACGTTACCTTTGGCATTACAAACAGAAGCTTTTGGTCAAGGCCGTGTAAAAAATCTAAATCATATTTGGTTGCGTGTTTTAGAAAGTTCTGGAATATTTGCTGGCCCTACTGCTGATAAATTAGTAGAAGCAAAACAACGTACAACAGAACCATATGGAACTCCACCAAATTTAAAAACGGAAGATATAAAAATTATGTTAACTCCAGCATGGCAAGATACAGGACAAATTTTTGTAAGACAAACTGATCCATTACCTTTAACTGTTGTAGGTGTAACTTTAGAAGTTGCTATTGGTGGATAGTGTGACCGTAAACAGATAAACTGTATGTATATTAGGAAAATAAGGAAGTGTTGAACTTATGACAACGAGGATAAAAAATGGCTAAAAGTCAAAGTTTTATAGATAAAGTAGGTAATTTTGGTACTGCTATGGAAATTGGCGGTACGTTTACTGGTTTAGTTAATAATTATTTTGCAGGGGAAACAGAAAAATATAAATTACAAACGCAAGGTTTAAATTTTAAACATCAACAAGCAATGGCTGCAATTAATGCAGATGCAATGGAGTTTGCATCGTTTAATATTTATAGACAATATGCACAACAAAAACAAAATTTAGGTATAGACCAACGTCAAAAACGAGGAAAAAGAAAAGTTAGCGTAGCGTCTAGAGGTGGTAAAGCAGGTTATGGAAGTTCTAGAGATGTTGAAGTTAGTAGAAGAGTTATAGATTTTATAGATAGAAAAACAATAGATGTTAATAGAGTAAAAGCTGCAAATGATATGAAAACAAGAGGTGTAGATGCCAAAATTCAAGCTGATATGTTAGGTGTATCAGCAGGGGCTATGTTTTCTAGTGCAAGTAATGTTAGCGGATTTATGAATGCAGCACCTAGTTTACTTACAGGTGTAAGTTCTCTTGCACAAAATTTTGTTAAAAGAAATTCTTAAGAGGTAATTATGCAAGTACCAATGAATTTAACTCAAAATATCCAAGGTGGTGCGCCAGCATTATATAGTGGCGGTCAAGTTGCCACAATGAAAGATACAGTAAGTGGGGCAACTGCTAAATTAGCTCAAGCACAATCTAAAGCAGGGCAAGAATTTAATGCAATAAGAGATGAATTTCAACTTGCAAGAGATGATGCGGTCTTTAAAAAAGCGCACGCTGATTTTGCTAAAGAAGCAAATGAAATAAAATTTAAATATTTAGCATTAGAAAGTGAAGGTGCTGTACAAACAGTAGGAACCAATCCAGACACAAACCAACCTATATCAATTTTAGACCAGCAAAAAAATGATATTGAAGCTATACGACAACAATACTTAGGAACTTTAGAAAACAGTAGACAAATAGAAGCATTTGAAATTAAATCAGGAGCTACAAAAGAAACCATTTCCAACAGAATGGGAGTACATTATATAAGTGAAAATTCTAAGTTTTTAAAAAATTCGGCAATTGCTGATATTGCTACGCAAACAAAAGAAGCAGGTGAAAATTATAAAGATTTTTTTGATTTAAATGGTGAATACAATGCATCTTTAACAGCAGCTTTGCAACTACAAACAAAAGAAGATAACAGAATTGGATTATCACCAGACAGTCCAATTAGAAGAAATAATATGTTGCAAGTATGGGATAGTGTGCAATCAGCAGCTTTAGACACAATGATAGCCGAAGGTGATTTTAAAACTGCATTTGCATTTTTGGAACGCAATTATAATCAATTAAATAAAATGTCACCTGCTACATATAAAAAATATAACCAAACAGTAAACTTGGCATATAAAAAACAAGTTAGTGAAAAGCAAGCAACTAATATTTTTAATTATCGTGGCAATCCAAATAGTGATGACCCTTTAAGTAAAATAAATTTTACGTTTCTTTTGTCTAGTAATCATGCAGCAGATGATGGACGTAATGCACCAACAACAAATGGCCTTAATGCATTAGACGGTCAAAATCCTGATTTAAGTGATACAGAAGCTAGTGAATATTGGTTTAATGCGTCTAAAGAATCTAAGTTTTTTAATGAAGAAACAGGAGTTATGAAAATAATTCCAGAACATCAAACAATGCAACTGTTTGCAATTCAAACACTTGGTGTAGAAAAAGCAGATTCTATATTTACAAAAGCTAAAACATTATCAGGAAAAGATGCCAGCAATGAAGATATTATGAAAAATGTAGTTAAATTATTTAAAGAAGCACAAGAAAAAAAATTCTTTGGCAATGGTGAACACGTTGATTTAGTTAATAAAGATATAGATACAATATTAAAATATATTGATTACGACTATGCAAATAAAGTAATTGCTGGTGGTAAAGATGGATTATTTAATGACCGTAATGATGAATCAGGAATGCCAAAAAGAACTGATATGTTAGAGCTATTAAATGATGTAATAATAGATGATGAAAAATTAGAATATGCAAAAACAGAATTTAAAAAAGTATATGACGATCAGGAATCAATAAATGAAGGAGAGTATAAAAATTTAAAAGAAGAAATTTTTGCAACAGCTTTTTCTAGAGAAGGTGGTTATGCAGATGTAAACGAAGGTGATTTTGCTAAATTAACACGAGAAGATCAAAGAATAGCAAAAAATGGACATCCAGAAAATTCAATAACAGATATATATAAAATGTTATTACAAAACCCAACAGAAACATTACCAGAAAATTTAGGCAAATATAGAGGTCAATTATCTAAAGCAGATTATAGAAAGTTTTTAGTAGAAGGAGAAAAAATAAAAAGTGGTGGAGAAAAAAAAGTTATAGCCGTATCAGGTGATGTAACGATGTTGCATAACACTATGAATAAATATAAATTACAAAAATTATATAAAGCTAAAAAAGGTAATAAAAATAATCAATCTTATATTGCAATACAACAAGCATGGCATGAAGAAATAAATTATATGCAAGAAATGCTAGAAAGAAAAGTAACTTATTCAGAAAAAGAAAATGCTTTAGAAAAAATATTAATTGATAATGTTAACGTAGATAATAGAGATGAAAAGTTTTTAGGATTTATTGGTGGGTTCACTAATAAAAATAGAAATGTATATTTTGAAGTTGATGACGATGACATGGACGATATATTTGTTGAGGTAACAACATCAGAAGGTGAATCTGTAAACATATATCCAAGTGAAATAGATCCAGATGAGGTTGTTCCATTAATTAGTGCAGCGTTACGTTCTAATGGTAGACCTGCAACACAAACTAATATTGCACAAATGTGGGTTGAATTTGGTAGGCCAAAAAATAAAGCGGATGCTATTAAATACAATGAAGAGTTAGAAGCATTAGCGGAGAAATAACATGGAAAATAATCCTTTTTTAAAATCATCAGAATTTACACCAAATCAAAATTATGATGAGGAAGAAAATAATCCTTTTAATAAATACTTTGAACGTGAAAATGAAAAAAGAGAAGAATTATTAAAAGGAATGCTTAAATCTGTGTCAGAAAAAGATCCAGAAAGAACAGGAGAAGCACAAAGATTATCTAAAGAATTAAATTTACCAGAAGGTGTAGGGTTAGATAGTGACGAAGCATTTAAACTTTTAAAACAAAAAAATCAAGAACAAAGTATAAGCCGAAGAAAATTAGCACAAACTAATCCAGTATTATTAAAACAATTAAATGTTAGAAATTTTGCAGCTTTAGCCCATGATGATATACCAAATTTAGACAAATTCCCTAGTTTATTTGATGCAGTAAAAGGAACACCATCAAATATATCACAAGGATTAGAAGCAGGTAAATTAGACCACGAAATAGGACAATTAGGTTATTTGTTAAAAGACGGTTTTTTAGATAAAGATTTGCCAGATGGTTTTGCAGAATTTGTTACAGGCGGTAATTTTATTGGTGATAAAAATGAAATTAGAGAATTAATAAAAGAAAAAGAAGCAAGAAGAGCAGAATTAGCAGCCGATGGTTCTGGTTTTTTTGAAAGCTCTGCAAGGTTTTTAGGACAGCAATGGCAAACAATTCCATCTGCAACAGCATTTGGTATAGGTTCTGCAAAACTTGCTGGTAAAAGCCCATTGCTTGCAGGTCTCAGTTTTGGTGGTGGTTTTGCTACGAAAATGGCAATTGATGGCAATATAGTTAGTCAAGGTCATTCATATTTAGAATATATAAATACACCGGGAATTGATGAAGAACAAGCAGCTATATATTCAGAAGGTGTTGGTATATTAAATGCCGGTTTAGAATATTTAGGTTTTAGATTTGCAACAGCACCTGCAAGACAATTTATAAAAAATAGAATATTAAAAGCAGGTGGTGCAAAAATTGCAAAAGAATTAACAAAACCAACTACTAGAGCAGCATTTAATACTTATGGAAAACAAGTACTAGGCGCAATTTTAGGTGAAGCTAATACTGAAGTTGGACAAGAAGCTGTTCAAGTATTAGGTTTAGAATTGTCTAAAAAATTTAGTGAAGCAGAATTAGAATCATTGTTTGCAACTCCAGAAGGCTGGAAAGAAATAGGAAACAGAATGGGAACTACATGGTTAGAAACAGTAAAAGGTATGACATTAATAGGTTTAGCAGGTGGAAGTGGCAACTTTTATGTAAATTTATCTGACGCAAAAAAATCAGTAAAAGAAACTGCATTTATTGAAAAAATTAATGAAGAAGCAAAAAAAAGCAAAGTAAAAAAAAGAAATCCAGATAAGTTTGAAAATTACATACAAGAAGTTGCTGATGGAAAAGAAATATCTAACTTTTATGTAGACGCAGTTGTATTTAATCAACAGTTAAAAGATAGTGGTATTAGTGTTGAGCAACTAGAATTAGTGTTGCCAGAAGTAGCAGACTCTGTAAAAGATATAGAAAAAAGTGGAGGTGTAGGTGAAATTGAAATTCCTGTAGGTAAATATGGAGCTAAATTAGCAGGTACAAATTTTGGTGAATTGTTAAAACCTAATATACGTGTTTTTAGAAAAAGTAAAAGTCAATTAGAAGCTGCTGCAATTTTGAAAGAGCAAGATGCAGAACAAGCAACATTTAGAGATATGATAATGAAACAAAAACAAGCAACAGAAAAATTAGAAAACGAAACAACACAAATAAAAGAAGCAATACAACAACAACTAAAAGACACAAAATTATATTCACCTAATCAGGTCAACCTGATGTCTACATTACCTCGTGATTTTATTTCAACAATTGCAGAAGATTTAGGTGTATCACCTAGAGAAATATTTAATAAATATTACTACAACATAGAAATGACCGATAATTTAAATATTCCTACAAGGTCATTATTTGATCAAAATGGTTTAGTAAAAATTGACACACCACAATTTAAAGAATTTTTTGGAAAATCAAAATTAAAAAATGCAGATGGTACACCACAAGTTGTATATCACGGAACTGTTGATAGTATTGATCGTTTTGATTTAGACAGTCCAAACAGATTAGATGCAGGTTATTTAGGTACTGGTGTTTATTTAACTGATAGCAAAAGTTTGGCACAAATATATGCCAGAAATAAACAATCAAAAATAAACTCAGGCAGATTAAAATCTAATGATAGCGGTGCAAAAATAATGGAATTATATGCACGATTAGAAAATCCATACAAAGCTACTATGGAAGAAAAAATACAAATACGTAATGGTGGCCGTGCAGCATCAAATGCTTTTAGAGATAAATTAGAAGCGGAAGGATATGACGGTGTAATAATGCCAGTATTAGATGGTCAAGAAATAGTTGTATTTAATACTAAAGCAGTAAAATCTATAGAAAATAGCGGTACATGGTCATTAGAAACTGACAACCTTTACAAACAAGATTTGCAATTATTTGCACAAAGAACAAAAGAACAATCTAAAGGTAAGTTAGTACCACAAGCTGTATTTCAGTTAGCAAGAATTGTAGAAAATTTTGACTTTGCAAAAAGTAAACCGTTTGCAACTAACCGACAATTTAAATTAGAAATACAAAACCGTGTAAAAAATGAAGCTAAAAAAGGTGGTGTTGATGTTTCTAAATTTACAGCGGAAGTAGAAAAATATCTTGTACAAACTTTATTGGCAGATGCAAATTATGCATTAATAGAAAATCCAAATGCAATAGGTTGGTATAACGAAAAAGTAACTAAAGCAATACGTTTACTTTCTCTTGTATATCCAAAACTAGCTACTGATACTAGACATGGTTTTATTTTTAAATGGGCGTTAGCAACAACAAGTAATGGTATTAAAGTAGATAAAAACTTTGAATATGCAGCAGATGTATATGAAAAATGGTTGAGGTCAGAAGAAGAATTAGGAGAAGGTAAAGGAAGATTGCCAGAATTAATGCTTAACGAACAAGGCGATCCAACTGGTGGTGAATCTAGAGCAGCAATGGAAAAATCTTTTAGAAGGTTAAATGATTTATTAAATAAAAAACCTTTTAAAGAACTAGAAGAATTTATGAAAACTAAACACACAGCAAAAGAAGTTAATGAATTTGTTGGTTTAGATAGAGATGAAAAACAAATTAAAGTACCAAGTGATTTTAGTATGGGAGATATAGTCTATGGTTCTGCAATTATTGGGCCTAAAATTGGTAATGGTTTTTTTGCAAATTTATATGGAAATTATGAACAATTAACTGTAGATAGATGGGCTATGCGTACATGGGGTCGTATGACAGGTACGTTAGTTTTAGACAGAGAACGACTAGCAAAACAAAAAAGACAAAACATAAAGTCAATAATAAGAGCCTTAACTAAAGAACAAAAAAAAGCATACGAAGCATTAATAGGTAGAAAACTTTCATTAGGAGATATTGATAACGTAGCTTTAGCAATAAAAAATAAATCGGCAGGTAAAGGTGTGCCAATGCAGATGAAAATGATAGCAAGGTTTGATGAAGATCAAAAAAATTACGATACATTTGTTGAAATAATGGGTCAACCTAGAAAAGGTGACGAAACAGTAAGTCTTGGTGATTTATTGCGTAAACAAGGTAATGGTTTAGCTAAAGACAATGATGGACAAAAAGAAACACCAAGTGGTCCTGTAGAACGTAGAAACATTGTCAAAGTATTTTCACAAGTTTTAGAAATTTTAAATAAAGAATATCCAGATTTAACAATGGCTGATTTGCAAGCACTTGTATGGTATCCAGAAAAAAAATTATATGATTCTGCAAAATTAAAAGAAGCAGTTGTTGAAACAGGTTATGAGGATAATGAAGCACCTGATTACGCTAATGCTGCTGCCGGGTTTGTTGCTACAATGGGTATATCAGATGATCTAATACAAAACACAATAAAAGAGGTTAATGATGAGTTACAGTCCGATGAGCAGTCAACAGGAATTCAACGAGATGATGATGGAAGAAGAGTTGACGAAGGAGTTCGAGAAACTTACCAACAACAAGGTAGAGAAGACGCAAACATTGACGAAGGCACAGGACTCCCCCTTAACCCAGACGGAACAGTCACCGTCTACCATCACACCAGTAGAAGAAACGCAGAACGAATCAAAGCTACAGGTCAACTCAGAAGTGCTGGAGAACCTGATGTCTACGTTACCACCAGAGCTATCGCAGATACTGGATACGGCAATACAGCAGTTGCCATCAGGATCGACCCTTCTAGACTTAGTCTCGATGATGAATTCCCTAACGGACGAAAAGATTACAGACTCTCAGTTGGAAAGCCTAGAGGGTTTATTCGAGTAGATGTAGGAGAATATGTTGAAAAACAAAGTCAAATATTTTCACAACAACAAGTACCCGGAAGTTCAAGAGGCGGATTTGATCCAACTACATTAACTACTTTATTAACACAAGACTCAGACGTTTCTACATTTTTTCATGAAACAGCACACTATATGCTTAGTGTTTATGAAGATTTAGTTAATCTAGATAATACACCACAAAAAATTAAAGATGATTTTCAAAAGTTATTAGATTTTTTTGGTGTAGAAAATCCAGAAACTTGGAGTAAATTATCACTTGAAGAAAAAAGAAAATATCACGAAGCATTTGCGTACAATTATGAAATTTATTTATTTGAAGGAAAAGCACCAGATACAAAATTACAAAGTTTATTTAATACGTTTAGTAAATGGTTAGGCAAAATATATAAATCAATTAGAGATGAATTAAATGTTATTTACAAACGTGAAAATGGTGTAGATTTACCAATTCTTAATGATGAAATACGTGGTGTAATGGATCGCATGATTGCTAGTGAAGAAGCAATATCTCAAGCTAATTTAGTATTTGAAATGAAACCTTTGTTTGAAACACAAGAAAATAGCGGAATGAATGATACAGAATGGGCAGACTATACAAAAACAATGAAAGAAGCAGATGATAAAGCTATAGAAGAATTAAACAAAGCAAGTATGAAACAGATGGCATGGCTAGAAAAATCAAGAAATAAAGTATTAGAAAAGTTAAAAAGACAAAACAGAGCATTATTTAATAAAGTAAAAGCAGAAGAATTTGCAAAAGCACTTAAAGAAACTGCATATAGAGTTGAAGCTTATTTAAAACGTGGTGAAATAACTAACGACAATGGTCAAGTATTAGCAAAACTAGAAGGTGAAAATACAAACCGAATTAGTATTAAATCATTAGAAGATCTAATACCTTTTCACGACATGAAAAACGAAATAGCGCAATTACGCAGATTTCGTATGGCTACAAAAAATGGTACACACGTAGCAATAATTTCAGAAATTTTTGGATATAAAACACCTATGGATATGATTAATGTTTTATTAGATTTAGAGCCAATTAATCAATATGTAAAAGAAAAAACAGAAGCACGTATGTTGCAAGAATATAGTGGTTTGTTAGATCCACGAGAACAAGAATTAAAAGTACAAGAAGTATTGCATAATGAAGCAAGAGCAAAATTTATAGCTGTAGAATTAAAAGCATTATCTAAATCTATGCAACCAGTACGCAATCAGGTAGCTGCTGCAAAACAAGTCGCTCAAGAAATACTTGCAAAGAAAACACTTAGAGAAATAAGACCTTCTAGATTTTCACAACAAGAAGCAAAAGCAGTAAAATTAACAGAAGAAGCAATGAAAAAAGGTGAAGATGCATTAGCTATACAATACAAAAGATCACAATTATTAAATAATCAATTAGCAAAACAATCTGTAGAAATACATAGACAATATGACAAATTTTTAAAAGGGCCAATCTCTTTAAAAAATAAATTTTTTCGTACTGATGGAAAAATAACAACTAAATCTAATCCAAGAAATATGGACATGATTAATGTTGGTAGAACTATTTTGGCTAGTTACAAATTAGGGCCAAAAGTAGATAATCCAAGAGTATACATAGAACAGATGAAAGAATATAACGAAGATTTATACAAAGAATTAAAACCTATTATTGATGATCAGATTAATAATAATAATAAAGATTTAAAAGATTTAACGTCAGCAGAATTTAATGATTTAGTTGAAGTAATTGAATCACTTTGGTTTCAATCTAAAAGAATTGCACAATATAAATATGAAGGTGAAAGTTTATTAATAGATGCTGTAGTTGACGAGTCGCTTGAAACAATAAATAGACTACCTGCTGCAAAAGAAAAAGGTGTTACAGAAGCTGCTACAAAATTAGATGAAATTCATACTGCTTTACAGAACCAAGCAAGTAGACTTACTACAATGGAAGCTTTTGCTGATCAAATAGATGGTGCAGATATTAAAGGTGGAGAAATAGGAGATGTTGTTTTAAGACGTAGTGATGGTATGGCAGGGCCAATTACAAGATATATTTACAGACCAATAAAAAATGCACTTGATGCTTACCGTGTAGAACAAGTTAAATACACAAAAAAATATGCTGAAATGTTAGATTCTGTAGATTTTGGTGAAAATAGAATTTACTCAGGAGAATTAAATTATAACTTTGGTAAAGACAGTAATGGTAGAGGTAAAGTTGAATTACTTGGAGCTATGTTGCATACAGGTAATGAAAGTAATTTAAAAAAATTATTATTAGGTAGAAAATGGGGAAAATTAAATGAAGATGGTACTTTAGATAAAACAAGATGGACTACTTTTGTAGAGCGTATGGAAGCTGAAGGACATCTTACAAAAACTGATTATGATTTTATACAAAGCGTTTGGGATTTAACAGCAGATATGTTACCTATTGCACAAAGAGCGCATAAAGATATTTTTGGATATTATTTTAAAGTAGTAGAATTGAAACCTTTTACTAATAGATTTGGTACATATAAAGGTGGTTATGTACCTGCCAAAGTTGACCCAAGAGTAGTAAAAGATGCAGAACGAAATGCCAAACTTGAAGATTTAAGATCTGAATTTAAACAGTCATTACCTTCTACAGGAAAAGGTTTTACAGAAACTCGTGTTGAATATAATAAAGCACTTTCATTACATTTAAATTCAATGGTAAAACATATAGATGATGTCTTGCGTTTTGCTGTAGTTCAACCTGTAATAGAAGACGTTTTAAAAGTAGTAAAAAATAAAAGATTTGCAGAAGCTTTAGAAACTGTAGCACCGGGCAAAATGGACTATACAATATTGCCTTGGTTAAATACTTCTGCACGACAATTAACAATGTTGCGTGGACAAAATGCATTAGCAGATAAATTATTTAAATATGTAAAAGGTAGTTTCGGTCGCAACACTATGTTTGGTAATTTTCAAAATGCTCTACAACAATTTACAGGTTGGAGTCCTTCGTTAATTAAAGTAGAACGTAAACATCTATGGAGTGGTTTTAGAAAATACTTTAGTGAGCCAAAAGAAACATCTGAGTTTATTGCACGATTGTCACCTTTTATGGCAAATAGACAAGTAAATCAAATGTTTGACATACAAGAAACATTAAATGATTTAATTATAAATCCTAATAAATTTGTTCAAACAAAAGCATGGCTAAGACAACACGCATATTTTATACAAACTGCATTTCAAAACATGGTAGACGGTGTTACTTGGATAGGTGCGTATAACCAATTTTTAACAAACAGACCTCAAGGATTAACAGAAGCACAAGCAAATAAAGAAGCTATAGCACAAGCAGATGCTGCCGTGCGTTTAACACAAGATAGTTTACAGCCAGAAGACAGAGCAGCCTATCAAACAGATACACCATTAATGCAATCTATGCTGCAATTTACAAGTTATTTCAACACAATAGCTAATTTAGATCTTGGACAATATAAAAAACAAATTAGAGATATGGGATTTAAACCAAATAATAAAGGATCAGCACAACTGTTATACACATTTATGTTTGGTTTATATCTACCTGCTGTCGTTTCTGGAATAATAGTGCAAACAATGGGCGGTAATTTACAGGACGCAGATGAAGATGGTTGGTTAGATGAAATAGCTGAAATAATGCTTATGGAGCCATTACGATTTGGCCTTAACTTTATACCCGGTGGTAACATTTTACCAGTACCTTTTAATGTGTTAAATGACAAACCATATGATGATCGTATTACTACTAGTCCTTCTATATCAAATATAGAAAGTTCAACGACAGGTAGTGTTCGTGCGTTGCAAGCTGTTATAGACCCTGATAAAGAAGTGTCAGGTAAGAACATAAGAGATGTATTTACTTTGTTATCGTTACTTAGTGATTTACCACTAACACTTATTGGCAGACCTTTAAGTTATTTTAGAGATGTACAAAGTGGGGCTGTAACTCCAGATGGCCCTCTTGATTTTATTAGAGGTTTAGCTACAGGCAAAACAGGACGGAAACAAAGAAATTAAAGGTGTGACCGTAATACAAAGATCTAAAGCTAACCTAAATAAGATAGTGAAGATGTCTAATTAATGACAATAAATTCGACTACAAGAAAGACGAATGCGTTAGTTGGTAATGGTAATACTGCTACATATCCTTTTGCGTTTAAAGTTTTTACAGATGCAGATGTTGTTGTAAAAAAATTAGAAACTGCAACAAGTATAGAAACTACATTAACTCTTGGTGCAAGTAATGATTATATAGTTACTTTAAACTCAGACCAAAACGGTAACCCCGGTGGAAGCATAACTTTAAGGTCTGGCGGTAATAATCAAAATTTAGCAAGTGGATTTACTATTGTTATTACTTCTGCTCTAACACCATTACAAGGTACAGACTTAACAAACCAAGGTGGATTTTATCCAGAAGTTATTAATGACGCATTAGATAAGTCAGTAATTTTACATCAACAGCAACAAGACGAATTAGATAGATCTATAAAATTTTCATTAACTAATACTATTGGTAGTTTAGAAATTACAGAAAATGCTGCTGCTCGTAAAAACAGAGTACTTGGTTTTGATAATTTAGGTGAGTTTGAAGTACTAAAAGAATTAGGAACTTACCGTGGTAATTGGGCTGCAAGTACTAGTTATGCTGTAAGAGATCTTGTTAAAGATACTTCTACTAATAATATTTTCTTTTGTAATACAGCACATACATCTTCTGGTTCACAACCATTAACAACCAATACTAACTCTGCTAACTGGGATCTTATTGTAGACGCAGCGTCAGCAACTACTGCACAAAACAATGCAGCATCATCAGCTACAGCATCTGCAAACTCTGCAACGGCATCAGCTAATAGTGCAACAGCAGCAGCAACTAGTGAGAGCAATGCATCAACCTCTGCATCAACTGCAACTACTAAAGCTAGTCAAGCAGATACTGCAAAGACAGCAGCAGAGACAGCTAAGACGGCTGCTGAAACAGCACAAACCGCAGCAGAAACTGCACTAGATACTTTTGATGATAGATATTTAGGTACAAAATCTTCTGACCCTAGTGTTGATAATGACGGTAATGCACTTATAGATGGAGCATTATATTTCAATACAACAGTTAATAGAACTAAAGTTTATGACCTTGGAAATACTCAATGGTTAGAAGTAACAATAACAGGATCTGATTTAACAAATACTAATACCGTAGCAGCAGCAATAGCTAATGTTAATAATGTAGGTGGGTCTATAGCAAACGTCAATACTGTAAGTGGAGCTATAGCTAACGTAAATACAGTTGCAGGTAACATATCAAATGTTAATGCGGTAGCAAGTGATATTGCAAAAGTAGTAACAGCAGCAAATGATTTACAGGAAACAACATCTGAAATAGATACTGTTGCTAACAGCATTACTAATGTAGATTTGGTTGGTAATAATATTTCTAATATCAATGCTATTGGAACTATTCTTGCAGGTCAAACAACATACGCAATAACTGTTGTTGGCGGTGTATATTACGTTGATGGAGTATCTAAACCTACTTTAAATATAATTAGAGGATTTACTTATATATTTAATCAAGCAGATAACTCAAATAATAACCACCTTATAGCATTTAAAGATGGCAGCGGAAACTCATATACAACTGGAGTTACAGTAAATGGAACAGCAGGTCAAGCCGGAGCTAATGTAACTTTTGTTGTACCGGCAAACGCACCTAGTTCATTACGTTATTACTGCACAGTACATGGTAATGGCATGGGCAATACTATTGCTGTTGGCGATGACAATATAGGTGTTGTAGCAGGTGATATTAGCAATGTTAATTCTGTTGCAGGTGCGATAACAAACGTAAACAACGTAGGCGGTAGCATTGCAAATGTTAATACCGTTGCATCTAACCTTAGTGGTGTTAATGCTTTTGCTGCTAGATATAGGATTGGTTCTAGTAATCCCACAAGTGATCTTGATGCAGGTGATTTATTTTTTAATACCTCTCTACAAAAATTACTTGTTTATAACGGAACTACTAGTGCATGGGAAGAAACACAAACTATTGGTAATTTCTTTATAAATACAATAAGCCAATTTTCTGGTACTGGTGGTAATAGTGCCACGTTTAATGGTTCTGCTTATAAATTTACTTTAAGTAATGCAGGTGCTTTTGCTCAACAGATGCTTGTAAGTATTGCAGGTGTAATACAAAAACCTAATTCTGGTACAGGACAACCTAGTGAAGGGTTTGCTTTGGATGGTGCAAACATTGTATTTAGTTCTGCTCCTCCTAGTGGTGCTGATTTCTTTATTGTTACTATTGGTGCATCGGTAAGTATTGGAACTCCAAGTGATAACACAGTAACAAGTGCAAAGATAGTTGATGGAGCTATTGTTAACGCTGACGTAAATGCAAGTGCAGCAATAGCAGGTTCTAAATTAGCAGATGATTCTATATCTCTAGCAAAATTAGAACATGGTACTTCTAGTAATAACGGAAAGTTTTTAAGAGCTAATAATGGTGCTGACCCTACTTATGAAACATTAGACCTTACTGCTTTAAGTGCATCTAATTTAACTTCTGGAACAGTACCTGACGCTAGATTTCCGGCAACTTTACCAGCAGCATCAGGAGCAAACCTAACTAATTTACCAGCAGCAAACCTTACTGGAACATTACCAGCTATTGATGGCTCTAGTTTGACAGGAGTTTCATCACAAAAAGCTGATGGTTGCATAACAGAAAACTCACAAACAATTTCAAATAATTACACTATGGGTACAAACAAGTCAGGAAT